TGGCGTGAGGGATTCCATCGACCACACCGGGCAGTACCCGCCCGATCCGGCCTACCTTCTGGCGCCAGATGCCCGCGCTGCGCGTCGGCGTCAGGTTGAGCAGGCAATCGCACGGCGGGCAATCCCATCCGGTCGAGAGCAGGCTGGAACAGGAAATCAGCTCAAACTGGCGTTGCTCGAAGGCTTTTTCGATCTCGAATTTATCAGGACTCTTGCCGTCCACATGGCGAGCGTTGATGCCGAGCGCGCGGCAGATCCGCACAAACTCGATCGAGGACTTAATCAGCGGCAGAAAGGCGACGATCTGGCGACCGCTGGCGTGTTCCACGAGCATCTTGGCGATCCGCGTGTAATACGGCAGGATCTTCGAGTGCAGCCCTTCCTTGTCGTAGTCGGGCCCATCAAACCCCTGCTTCTGCTGGACGTCTGAAATGTCGATCTCCACCGGCAGGGTCAAGACCTTGATCGGCGTGATGTAGCCTTCGTCTATCAGGGAGAACAGGCCCAGCTCGAACGCTACGGTCTGGTAGTAGGCCGAGAGATCCTTGAGTTTCGCTCGGAACGCCGTTGCAGTTTGTCCGCATACCTTTGCAGTTCGGAAATAATCGGTGATGACCTTGGCCTGCTCGACCGATCGGTGAGCCTCATCGACAAAGATGTATTGGAAGTGGTCGCGGGGGTAGCGTTCGAGCCGGTGTTCGCGGGAAAGAGTCTGAATAGAACCGACAACGACCTGCGAGAGTCGGCTGGCCTTACTATCGGCTTTGTCCAGAGCGGCCGTAATGCCGATGAGCCGGTGAAACTTGTCGAGGGGCTGCTGGCATAACTCGTCACGATCCGCGAGATACAGAAACTTGCCGCGATGCGACACGGCCTCGCACACAAGACCCGCCACAATCGTTTTACCGGAGCTGGTAGGGATATTGAGGACACAGGAGCGGTAGGTTTCTCCCTCGCCCTTATACCACGGCTTTACTCCCCACGTTGTGAGGATCCGCTCGCGGGCCTCGGCCTGGTAATCTCGCGGCTGAACGTTCATCGCCCGACGAACCGTGAACACTCACACAACCAGAAAACGCCTTCGTGCTTACAATGGCCGCGCCCGTTGAAATGCTTGTCGCGCGGATGCCCGCACCGGACGCATTGCGATAAAACCTCATCCAGTGACCGCTCCGGTGGCTGTAGCGCCGGACAATAGATCGGGTCACGCTTCCCTGTGTAAGCTGTGTGGGTGTTCATCCGGTAATCTTGTGCGAGAGCGCCTTGCAAGCCTTGACTGAAATGTCGAATCCCTCGACCGAACAGGTGTAATAGAGGCCCGCGGTGCCAAGGCAATGATTTTGGAGCTCGTGCACGGTTGTGTCGGCGCTGGGAGTAGAATTAACAAACTTCATGGCGCGCGCTACGTCCCAATGGTTCGCCATAATCAGGTAGTGGACCTGCTTCATCTTGGACGGATGAAAGGCCGAGAGCGCGATAACGTCTTTACGCGAAAGTCCGATCGTTCCGTCCTGTATGGCTTTACGGTCAGCCCGCCCATAAACCCGCTCGATTACGTCGAAAGCCTCGGCAACCTCGGGATCAGCTTCCAGATCCGCGCGTGTCCAGCCATCGCTATCATCCTTGTCGGTGCGCTTACTCTTTCGGACCGCTTTCTCGTTGTCACGGTACCACCGGTCAACGTAGGTGATGTAATTACGCTCGACCGGATTATCGAACTCGTCCTGCACCTGCCCGAACACCATCTGGATCGCTTCGTTCGAGGGCAACCGGGCGAGCGCCCATGCGTGACGCGCCGGTAACTCGGCACCGGTGATCGCCTCGACCTCAGCTCGCTGGACCACTCGCTTAACCGAGTCAGCGGTCCCTAACCGGTCGTCGATGTGAGCGCAGTATTCTTGGAAGGTTTTGAATCCGAGCGCAACGTAGCCTTGGCGCTCCCGCATTTCCATGACCAGAGGGGCTACGTTCCGATACCAGTTGTCGGTGGCGCCCAAGATGCGCTCATCCAACGCCTCGGCTTCGGCTTTGGTCATCTTCCTTTCGGTTGATAGTGTGTTCATAAATTCATTTCGGCTATGAAGCGGCTCGGCTCGGGATAGATTGCCGCGCCCCACTTGGGCTTGCGCTGCTTCGACCAACTGATGTGAACCGCTTGGCGCGCGCGCGTCAACGCTACAAAGGCGAGGCGCCGTTCTTCCTCAAGAAAAGTTCCCAATCGCACCGCGCTCCAAGCGTGTTCCTCGAACGCCGGTAAACACACCACATCGAACTCCCTGCCCTTGGCTGAATGAATGGTCCCGACATAGACCGAGCCTTCTGGTGTCGATTTGTCGGTGCGCTGGTTAGCGTTCAGATCTTGGAGCAGATCGGCCAGTGAGGAATCCTCGGCCATGAGCGCCATGCGCGCCTTGATCGCGTAAATCGTTTCCTGCCCGACGCCGTGTAGAGCCAGATACTCAAGCAGTTCCTGCATATTGCCCGTAGGTGGAGCGCCTTTGATCCGGTCAGTCAGGTATTCCCCTCTGGCTTGTCCTTCGATTTTCCACCGGTCCACCTGTGCGCTATCGTGATCCAGCCGCAGGAACCGCTCCGCTAGAATCTCGTTGTAGGGCGCCAGTTCGAGTCCGATCAAAAGGAGCGCCCTGTGCCAATCCGGTGGCGTCCGTTGAAACTCGTAGCCCGCGTAAACGGGTATGGACGTATTGCCGCGCAGGTAATCAAAGACGCGCTGCACTTCGTGATTAGTGCGGCACAACACGGCTCTCGATCCTCCGAAACCCGCCAGAATGCGCGCCACCGAACTTAGTTCGCTCCACGTATCGTCGTGCGCAGTCACCGTCACTTCGCCCTCGTAACTGGTGACAGCGATCGTGTCCTTCTCGTACCGGCTCTCGTTGTGCTTGATAAGCGCGTTGGCCGCGCGGCAAATCGCGGCAGCGCAGCGGTAGTTTTCTTCCAGCTTAATGACTTTTGCGCCCTCACTGGTGTAAGCCATTTGCAGAAAGCCGCGCGGGTAAGCGCCGCGAAACTCGAAGATCGCCTGGTCAATGTCGCCAATGAAGAAACGTGACGCCGCAGGGATCGCCTTGTAGATCGCCCAATCAATATCGGCGCTGTCCTGCGCTTCATCCACGATCAGGTCGTCAACACGCAACTCGTGGCGCACTTCATCGCGCGCGAGCAATTGAGCGGCATCGAGCAGGATCCGGTCGTAATCCACGAGGTTGTTGCGTTTGAGCAGGAATCGATACTCATTCCAGATCTGTGCGGCCCGCGGCTCGTCGCGGTGCTGAGTGATAAAGTCCATGCTCAGAGTTTCAAACCCCAGCCGTTTGCGTACCTCGAGCAACAAATCCTTCTGATCGGCTTCGGGCAGGATGCCCACGTTGCCGTGCGCGTAACCGATCTTGTAACCGAACTGGCGCACCACCTTGAAACAGTAGGAATGGAGCGTCCCGACAAAATCAACGGTCAGGTTCTCGCACACCTTGTGAATACTGGTTTCGCCGCAGTCCAGAATCCGGTGGCGGTACTCGTTTGCGGCCGAGTTGGTGTAGGTCAGGACCACTACCTTACGCTTGTCCCGAGCGAGTCGGCGCCCCCTCAGAACGCCGACTCGCGTTTTTCCCGAACCCGGCCCTGATGGAACAACAATGAGCGGCGCGTCCAGTTCGACGGCCTTGCGTTGTGAAGCGTTGAGCGTCATGGGTACTCGAGTAATTTGTCGATGCGCCCGTTAATTTCGCGCACCGCGTCCACATCCTGAATTTCCTTCGCGTGATAGAGCGCCTTGGCTTGCAACTCCTTGATCGGTCCCATCAGATCGTGGTAAGCGCTTGCCCACAGCACTTTTCTCACAGCGCGCCGCATCTGTTCCCGAAACATCGCAATGTCTTTCGTGTACAGTTGCTCAGATTTAGAGTAGCAGACCGAACCGACCAGCGGAAGCGTGCCGATGATGCGCGTTTCCTGACTCCCTTCCAAGTCTATCACGGTGTACTGCGTTTTGAGGAAATCGATCATTTCACCAGCTCCAATGCCATGTCGCGCGCCTCGGTGAGTTGCTGAAATTTCTCGGCGTTCCCACCCGTGTCAGGATGCGCCTCACGGAGCTTGCTTCGATAGGCGGATTGAACGGTATGCGCGGTATTCGAGTGCGGTTCCAGCCCGAGAACGTCCCAACAAGAGTCGGTTGTTTTCTCATTCAGCGCCGTGAACCCCGAGAACATCGCGCGGATCATGTGCTTGGCGCCCCAGCGCTCCATGCCGCGCATGGCCTCGATGGTCAGCGCGATCGCGCGCACGTTGGCTTCAATCCGGTTCCACCGGTCACACGGCATCGCCACCTGTTTCTCCTCGTAGTCGAAATAGGCGACAACGGCTGGGTCTTTCGGGTTGGTGTTGCCGAGCGTGTAATTACTCGACAACACCACGTTTTTCCCGCCCAGGCGGCGCACTTCCTCGTACAAACCCTTGAGCGCACCGGCGACCGTCACGTTCTTGAACCGGCTACCGCTCTCACGCTTGTTCGCCTCGGTTTTCGGCCAACCCTTCGGCCATTGAAGCGGATAGGCGCGAACGCTCATTTCCCCTCCTTCACCTTTGCGAGCTTGAATGCTCTATCTCTTACACCTTTAGCCCATGCCGCCCCCAACTCATTGCAGATTTCATTCAGCGCTTCCACCAGCGGTTGCTGTAGTGCGTTGTGGGTGGCTACTAGTTCAGTGACATCCTTAAACTCAGGATCTATGTAAGCGATGCTGTGGGAGTGCTTGCCGTTCGGATGCACCGTCCACTCACCCTGCGCCTTGTCTGCCGCGCCTGTCGTGGGTTTGGGTTGGTTGGGCGACGGCCAATGCACCGGACAGGCGCAAGTAGCGTGACTGCAAGTGCAACTCTCGCCTGTCGTGGGTTTGGGTTGGTCGTGACCCAATGGCCAGATTCGCCCACTGAGTTGTTTTCCTATCGCGGGTTTGGGTTGGTCGCTCACAGTTGAATCACCTGCATATCCGGTAGCCACACGTGATTGCCTTCGAGCGCACCGGCCACGATGAACTGGTCGATGTGACCAGCTTTCCGCGCGGTGCGAAGTAAGCGAATTAAGTCCAGCCTCCGGCAATCATCCAGCCGGCCAAGTTCGTCGAAGATCAGGACTTTAACCGGCGCGTTCTGAGAGAGAGCAGCCGCGATCGCTACGAACGTGAGTGCCTGTTCCGTGCCGCTAAAGGTCTTGTGACTGATCCACCGGTGACCGTCCCACCGGCCTACCTCACCCTCGTGGAACGCCAGCGGCGTAGCCATGATGGGCCCGACGATTGCGTTGGCGACCTTAAGCAGATCCCCGAACACGGCATCGACCAGCGCCGCCTGTTTCTCCCGCAACGCCTTACCGATTGCCTTGATGACTTTGACATGAGCGTCAGCGGTTTCATGCTCGAGCTGCGCCTGTGCCGCTCGCTTAATGTCCTGCTCCAACGCTTCGGCCTCTTTGAGCTTCTTCCGCGCCTCGCCATAGGTGGCAAGCGCCTTCTCGTTCTCGGTTACAGCGGCATCGACCACTTCCTTCGCCACCGGCTCGACCTTCTCTTTGTCGAGCTGCGCCTTTTCCTTGGCGAGATTATCCAGCCAGTTCTCCCGCTCCTTCTGGCGCTTTTTAAGCTGCGCGTTCCAATCAAAGATTTTCCGGTTCCACTCGCGGTTAGCCAGTAGCAGATCCTGCGCTGCCTTCACTTCCTTCTCGGCATCGCCCAGCTCCTGCTTACCCGCAGCCAGCCCTTGGACCATCGTGTCCACTTCCTTTTTCAACGCCAGATAGTCCGCGTCCAGCTTGGTGCGCAGATGATCTTTCCAGCCCTTGGACTTCGCTCCGCAATGCGGGCAAGCCGTCTGATCACCGAGTTCTTTGAGTTCCTCGGTCAGTTCGTCCAACCGCTGTGAGTTGATCCCGAACCGCTGCACCAGCCGCGCGTGGTCCAGCCGCATCTTGTCGAGTTGTTCCTCGCTGACCTTGGACTTCACAACCGGCTTTAACTTGGCGGTCGCTTCCTCGATCAGTTTTTCGAGCTTCTTGATCTCCGTTTGGTCCTCAAGCGCCTTAGCTAACTCCTTGTGCCTCAACGTACGCGCTGCGTAGCTATTGTAATCCCGTTCCTGCACCCGCAGGTCCAGAAGCACCTTGTAAGCGTCCTGCGAAGCTGTGCGACACAATTCCTCGTTGTCGCGCAACTGGCGCACGTTACCCGCCTGGTTTTCCTGCCGGTTCTTCAACTCGGTCAGCAGCCGGATCGCGCCCTGCGTATCCTTCGCTCGCGCGTTGTGGATCTTGAAATGCTCGGCCATTTCGTTGATCGCCTCGGCCAGCATCACCTGCACAGTGGCCGAGTGGCGCCATTTATTCACCTGAGCAATCATGGCGGCTTTGGCGTTCTGCACGGCCTCGGTGTGTTCTTCCTCGAAGGTGATGCGCTCCAAATCGGCAACAATTGCCGATTTGGAGAACGCTTCGGGCGTCTTGGCGATGTTGAACACGTACTCGTAACGCTCGCGCTCGCTCATCCCGAAGTAGGCCGCAGCGTTCAGAAGCGGCACGGTCTGGAATTGCTCATTGAATCCAAGCCGGTCGATTTTGACCGTGTTGCCCTCCATCTTGGCGAAAAAGGAAATCCCGTGAGATTCCTTCCCGTTCCCAAGCGTTAAGCCAACACCCAACTTTTCGCCAGATGACAATTGCCACGTGGCTTTCGGGAGCTTCCCCAGCTCCGGTAGGTACCCGATCAGGCACAGCCTGATTGCGTCGATGATCGACGTTTTGCCGGTGAAGTTTTCACCCACGATCGCCACTTCGGGTGACAGATCGTAGGCGAAACTCCGGCCCTTGAGGTTTTCGGCCTCAACGCGCGTAATTCTCATGGCCTCAAAACGGAATGTCGTCCTCGTCCTCTGGCTCTGGTGGCGGTCCCTTGCGCACCGGCTTCTTCTTCGCTGGTGGTCGCGGTGGCTCCGGCTCGTCCGGTTCTTCCGCGTCGTCGGGATCAGGCGAACCGGTTGGCGGTTCGTCGTAATCTTCCTCATTGCTACCATCACCGTCAGGCTGCGCGTTCCATTCCTCGGAGTTCATAACCTTCTCTTGAATCCACTCCGGTAGCTTGGCGAAATCACCGCCTTCGCCGTCCGTAATCTCGTAGTTGATCCGATCAAGACTCGATTTCGGGCAACCCATCCCCTTCGGGAGCTTCACAACGCTGGTCACCTGCGCGTAAACCCTGCCCGGATTCTGCTTCGATTTGCGGTGTATCACAGCCACCATGCAGGCTTTTCCGATAAGCACCTTCATGTCGAAGCCCTTGAGCTGTGCCTCGGTGAAATCCTCACCGCGCCACGATTCGAGCACGTGCCGGAGATTCGCCCGCTCGTTGAGAGAGAGCGTGTATTCCGCTCCGACCATGAAACTTTCCTCGCCCTTGTCCTCGTCGAAGATCGCTTTCTCAAGGGGTAACTCCCAATTGATCCGCACCTTTCGGATGAGCTTCTTCTTCTGCGTCGGACCATAGACATCTTTTTGGGTGCCGAGGTCGATTATGTGAATGCACCGCGCTGGGTGCGTGCCTACAGGCGGGAGCTGAAAACTACCGCCGCCTTTGTCGCTTGCTACTGGCATTCTGTTTCCTTTCTTTCGTTACAGGCACGCGCATCGGGATCGGATGACGTCGCACGTAATCATTGAACGCTTGCTGGCAAATCCAGTTCACGCTGCGCTCCTCCAACTCCGCGAGGTCTTTGATTACCTGCGGAATCTCGATGCTTTGACGCGCCATTGGTTCAGAGTGAACCACTGCGGTTCAGGCGTCAAGCGTTCAAATCGTGATTGTTGCAGTTCCTTGGTGGAACAAGTCAGGAGAAGTGGGGAAATCGCATACTCCCTCTGCGGCAATGGGATTAGAGGTTCCACGTCCGAAAAATCCGTAAAAGAAATCTCCCTGCTGTTGAATGGCTACAGTCCACAATCCCGTACTTGCGTTGCAGCTTGCGAACACCAGACAATTATTATCATGCACAAATTCGATTGTGCCTGAGCATCCAGAGGAAGGGGACCATTTCGTTACCCTCATTATAGCGCCAGCCGAGAGCTGAAAGGACGTTGAAGATATGCGCGGCAACACGAAGGAAGCATTCATCCCAAGATTTGCTCCCAAAAAACTTTCAGTACCAGACCCGAGGCAGCTACAGGCTACGATGCCGGAAAAGGCTACGCTTATCGAAGCAACTTCCGGCGGCGCACAAGTTAACTCAGGTGGCGGCGGCGGCGGACCTGGCTGCCCCTGCGCTGGTGGCGCTGCGCTCGTACTTTTCGGGTTCAGTTGCAACCCGAACTTTTCGACGTCCGTTTCGGTTTGAGTTACGACAATCTCGACAGGCTTGGGGATACCGGTGGTGCCGCTATCCTGTCCGACAAGTTTAGCGAACGCGCGAGCTGCGTCGTCCGCTTCGGCGCGAATATCCTCGGGACTCACGGTTTAGCATGAAGCGGCGCTCGCGATCTTTCCATTTTCTCCATTGCGCCGGTAGGACCAGCAGACGGCTGCGCTACAGGCGCGACAGTGGATGGTTGCACATTTATACTTAGCGAAGTGACGCCACTGGTTTTCACCGTGGTCATTTCGACCGCTTGCTCTGGCGTATCAGCTTCCACCCCCAGCATCCTTTGAACCACGAACTTCTGTTTAGGTTTTTCTTCTTTCGTTTTCATGTTCTTCCTTCGGCCACCAGCGATACCGGATCGCCTCGGCCATTGACATACCGCTGTTCAGATTGAGTTGCATCCGGTTACACCCACCGCAGTTTTGTATGTTAGTTCCCGCTAGAAAGTCGATGGTTTTCGCAACCGGCTTCGCCACCTTGGCAATCGCGTCCCCTTTTTTCATACCGTGACAACGATTGAACCGCCCGACCCAAGGTGCGCCCAGTTATCCGTGCCGCTGCCGGTAGTACACTCTCCCCAGTAAAGGTCGTCGATTACTCCGCTGTGCGTGTACTGGTTGCAGGAAGTGTCGAAACCCGAAATGTCGTTAAAAATCGTCGGCGTGGTCAGGCCTCCGTTCCCGTTGAAGATGATGAACGGAACGTTGTTCGCTGCCGGTCCGTAATCTGTGTTGCGAATCGTGGCGTACCAGCGACCACCGAGCCGCACAATCGCCCCTTCGACCACAGAATCATAAGGGGATGGGCTTCCGTTATCGCAATGGGAAGGAAGAACAATAGGCGGTGGCGGATCAGGGTTAGGCAGAGGGCCGTAATTGTAAACGCGGATAATGCCGGTGTTGAAAATCCAGATGCAATCGTCGTCGCCATAGCCGGGGCCACACCAATCGGTGAGCGAGTGCGACGAGGTTATGGTGGCAAACCCGTTAAGGGAAATATCCTGCCATTTGTTCGACCAGCTGTTATTGCAAGCGCCGTTGTCGCCAATGTAACAACCGGGGTTAATGGATATGCCCGAAATGAAAATCGAAGTGAGAGCGGGACACGAATCCGGTGGTGGCGGCGGTTCACTCGGCCCGCCTCCGTCACCGGAAGCGGGCGCTTGAGATTCGGTTTCCGGCGCCTCAAAGTTCAGATCAAAAGGCGATACGTCGGTTGAAGTTTCACTTACTTCGATCCTCGGACGACGAGGGACACCGCTGGTTTCCTGTCCCAGTTCGGCCATGCGCTCCGCGAAGTCCTGCGCCTCCTGCTCGGCCTCGGCGCGAATTTGCGCCCGTGTCATCCCCCTAAGTGCCAGCCGGGAAACTCCCACGGCCCGCCCCAAGGATGATTGATGCCGGCGTCTTGAAGCGTTTGGTTGATGGTCGGGCCAGCCGGTGGCGAAGCTCCGTTCCCCGCAGCCCGCGACGCTGCGGTTACGTTTGCCACCCGTGGCAAAGCGCCGAGCTTGGCGTAAATGTCCCCTACAGCTTTGTTCGCATTGGGATCGCTAACTCCCGGCATCATGTGGCTTTCGCCCTTGTAATATTCTCCTTCGCGATGAGTAGCGGTAGCTGGGTAACGATCGTGGAGATAACCACCACCGGGAATCGAGTAATAATAATTGGACAGTCCTGATGCGATCCCCGCTGCGGCCTGCGGATCAGCGAAGCCGTAACCAAAGCCGCCCCCTGAGCTTGTCGAATTAGCGTTTACGCTCCCGCCACCAGGAAGATCGCTGCCGTGAAAGTTAGCCACGTCGGCAACTGGATTTTGAGCTATCGGCGCTGTTGGGGCTGAGGTTATCGGCGTTACCGGTGCCGCCTGTTGTTGCACCTGTTGCTGTCCTTGCTGCCTTTGTAAATATGAGGCCATTTTGGGTTCTCCTACGTTGGGGTTGGGAAATTGCTCGCGTCAACGACAATCGCGTGAAAAAGGACGTAACCGTATTTGTAAGGTTGTCCGTCGAGCTTGTACAGGTGCATTCCACTACCGGGCCAAGTGGTTGCGCCGGGAGAAGGGTCAATCGAATAATTCCCAGGTGCTCCGTTGTAAATCTCAGCGGTCACATCGTCGGGTTCAACGTGATCTTCTCCTCCAACTGGGCCAAGTCCAGTAGCGTCGGCGTGAGCGTGAGCTGAAATGTGTTGAGAGCCGGTATGAGCACCACCGATTGTAATGTTGCTATGGATAGTCGGGCTTATTCGCACGGTTTTGAGGTTCAACGATTTTTCGTGGGAGAAACCCGTGCCACCCGCCGAGGTTGAGGTCGTGCTTGGACAGCTCGTGCCGCAAGTGCTTTGAGCTGCGCTCCCCTGACTGCTCGCGGTGGCTTGAACCGAACCCTTCATCCCTTTGGCGGTTATCGTGACACTCTTGGGAGCAAATTTCGGCCAGTTAATGACAGGTGAACCAACTAACGTAGCGAGCTTGGCCGCAATCAGCGCAGGCCATGTCGAGAGATCGGTTGGTTGCGCGATATAAAACCCGTAGTGCATGGCGTCCAAATTGTTTCCCCAAAACTGCACGATATTGGGAGTTACATCGGGAATCAGGCTGGCGCTGGATTGCGCCGAAGCCTTGAGCGCCATTGACACCGAGAAATTGGCGCTTGTCCCAACATCGAAAGCGCCGGTTTCCGAATTTGCCCCTTCCCCGAACGCCGTTTCAATAACGCCTGTGACGTCGAGCAGAATGTCGGGCATATCGATATTGACCTTCGAGGGATAGGACAACAGGTAAGCGTCCAGAATGCTCGCGACCGTGCTTAGATCAACGAGGCGTTCCTCCTGTTTCCACCGGTCCTTGGGCTTAATGTCCAAGAACGGAACGCCGTGATGATCCGTGGCGTCACGAACCTGCGTCTGGTAGGGGATAATGGTGTTGAGCCGTTCGTCGTAATCCTGACCATACAACCCCGGCCAGTTTGGATCGACGCCCCTCTCCGTGGTGCGAACGTCGTAACCGTTCCCCAGGTCGATGACCTCGCTTTTGAGTATCATCAAACCGGTTTCGACAGCGAGAAAACCGTGATTGTGCAGCATGTGCGTAATCGTCGTCAGATCGCCGCCGTTCTCGCTGGTGAATCCCTGATCAATCACCGTCACCGGCACACTGATCGTGCCGAGTTTCTTAATGGAAATTCGCTTTTTCCAGATCGCTATTCGCTTCTCGGTGCGTTCAAACTCACCCGGAAGCAGCGTCGGGTTAGTCGAAACGTCCGGTGGAATTTGTGACTCGATGATCGATTCAGTAAGCGGGATCGCTGCCCGCAACTTCTCGGGGATCAGGTTGAGGATCGACTTGGTGTAGCTGTCGTCAGGGAACACGAAAGGAACCGTGGACTCGGTTTTGAGCGACAGGTTATTGCCTAAGTTTTCGACTTCCGATTCAACCGTGAGCGGTGTCGGCGTGATCGATTGCAACCCCGTGGCGAGCGTGGCGATTACATCGGCCACCTGCTGTTGCGCGGTCATCCGGTATCCAGGCAGCGACACCGGAAGCGACGTCACATCGCGGAAGGTGCTGGTTTCCTTCACCACAAAAGCGTTCACCTGATCGCTGGTGTAACTGAGCTCGCCAGTTATTAGAGCGCGATCATTGGCGCTCGTATCGGCCACTAGCAGCTCGTGGCGCTTAGTCGGCACTACGACGCGGAACTTCTCAGGGATAATGTCAGGGATCGTTTTGCCGAAGCTCTCCTCGGGGAATAGCGTGTCCACGGCCTCAACGCTCCTGACCGAAGTGTTGTTCCCAAGGTTATCCACTGAAGCGTCGATGGTCAGCTCGTTCGGCGTGATGGTTTGCAGACCGAGCGCGATCCGGTTGGTCACCGTCGACACCTGTAATTTTCCGGTCAGTTTGTAGTCGATCAACTGCACCGGCAGAACCGTGACGTCGCGGTATTGCCGGGTGTTCTTGACCACAAAGACGTTCACCTGCTCGCTGGTGCGTTTGAGGTCGCCGTCCAGCATCACTGGTGGCCCTGCGGTTCCTACCGATACCGCCGAACTGGTCTGGATCGGCACGAGCGCCTTGAACTTGTGCGGGATAACGTCGGTTATCTCTTTGTCGTAGGTTTCCTGCGTAAAGAGGAAGTCCACGAAGTCGTGTTCCTCAAGGGCCGCTCCGAAGCCAAGGTCCTGCCACGTAACGTCAAGGAGCGCCGTCGGTGGAGTCGGATCGTGCGAAGTGAGTTGAAGCGTTTTCTCGATGTGCTCGACCTGTTTATCCTTGGTCGTGCGACTGCCGGTAATCGTGATCGGCAAGACGCCAGCTCCGAAAATGTTTTGGGTGCCGGTTTTGAGCCGATGACGGTAAACATCAATTTGCTCATCGCTCTCCGAAGTGACTCCCGGTGGTAGCGGCAGGGTGATCGGGCCAGCTACGCCAGCCTCGGTGAAGGTGTAGGACTGCTCGGGAATGAAGAAATCGAACTCGTGCGGTATCCCGAAGGGCCGATTGATTTCCCACCGCTGATTGGGAAACACATAAGGAACAACGCCGTAGGTGAGGAGCGATTTGCCGTCACCCAGCGCCTCTTGGCTCATCGTGGTCACCAAGGCCGAGAGCGCGGGCGGTGGATCCGTTTCGTTTACCAGCTTCTCGTGGATCAACTCGGTCTGCGCATCCTGTGTGCGCTTGTAGCTGACCAGATCGTTGCCGGTCAAGAGTTGTTCCTCGATCGTCTGGAGCGTGGCGCCTTCGTACTGGCCGGTGTTCTGGCGCAGATCCACCATGACCTGATCCCCAGTTAGTCCGCTCGGGAACCGGTAATCGGCCGGCGCGGGGCCGGTAAGGACTGTGGTCTTTAACTGGCGCCGAAACTTTTGCGGGGTGAGCTGGGGGGAACCTAAACTCTTGTGATAGGTTGCGTCCGAGCTGACTCTATCCCCGCGGCCTCGTTTAACGCCCATGTCACAGGTATCTGGCGCGAGTGATGTTGAGTTGCGGCGTCAACGATGCGCCGTTGCGGAGCCGTTGCACGGCCTCGTCGTATTCGCTCTTGAGCGAGGCGCGGATCTCCCTGTTCTGGACGTTGGGATGCGCGGACACATACTTCCAGCGGGCAAACGGGAGCAGGAAGGATTCGATCATGTCCGGTGGCAGGCACGGAATATCAATAGCCGGATCGTTGCCACCTTCCTCGTTCATCATGGTGCGATCGATCGGGACCGGCTTGCGATAAATGTCATAGTTCACGTTGCCTAGTTGCGTAGGCATGGGGTTGAGGCCCAAATACAGTGAGCCGCCACCCTTACGCGCGGTGTCCTGCATCTGCTCGACGCGATACTGCTGAGGGACGCCAGCGGTTTTCTCCCAAGTCGTGTACCACGGAAGGATATAGCACCAAGCGTTACGGGAGCCGCCAAGGACGCGCCAATACTGCGATCCCATGAACTCGCCTTTGGTCTGTGCGGGATGCAGCCTGGTGTTCGGCGCGAGCGTAACCGGCTCAAGAACCGCCATGACGTCGGCATCCAGTAGCAGGGAATCCGAATACACCGTGCCGGTGTGCGCTCCGGTGGCTCCGGTGTACGCGCGCAGCAAGGTAAAAATCGTTTCACCCGGCACTTGGTTGTCGAACACGGCGTCCTTAATCCGGTTGAGGATCGCGTCACCGTCGATCCGCACTGAGCAGCCGCGCATCCACGGCGCGAAATTGCCCAGCATCGTGGCGGTGTTCTGCCCTTGCGTCAGATTGAGCGTGATTGTAGTCGGAACATTGAGGAACGAACTGCGCGAGTCGTATTTGAGCGACTCAGGGCCATCGAGGAAGATCAGTTCGAGCGATTGATTGACCGCGGCAACGCCCTTAACGACCTCGCCTTCGTCCTCGCCCTTGTCGGTCCCGCCCAGCTCGAACCCGTAAATGTTTGCGTAGGAAAGCAAATCCAGCACGACTTCTTGAACCGTCATGCCGGAGCGCCTTGCCTAAAGCGCAGCGTTCTGTCAATCAGGAAAGCCGAGAGCTTCCTTGATTTGCTCCTCGGTCATGCCTTTTTTCCACACGCCAGCGGCCTTCGCCCGTTCCCTGAGCGACTTCTCTTTGCGAAGCGTATTGATCGCGACCAACTCGGGATCTCTAATTGGTTCTTCCGACTCCGGCGCGACCGCGGCCTGCACTTCGATAAACTCCGGAACCCACTGTTGCTGGTAATCGGGATTTCCGATCAGATCGAATTTGTCGCGGTCGTAATCCTCCAGCGACATTTCAAATACGAACCCGTTGAACTCCGGTCGCAGCGCCGATTGACCGTAGTTTTTTGTGCTGATGCCGCACACAGGGAACCCCGTTTGTCCATGCGAAGCGGCACGATTGATTAACCTTACTCGATGCATTGCCCCTGATAACAGAAGGGCGGTCAGGTGTCGAGCCCGACCGCCCCCTATGGTCATTTCTGTGCCTTAACCTCTACGTTCCGACATTCCTCGCCAACGGATTAATGTCAATCGGCTTGCGCCCTTCCCACGACATAAACCCGCCGACTGCGTACCAAATTTGACCTGTTTCGTCTTGGCAGAACTTGCGACTGGCCGCCTCAATCACGAACAAATCCCCCGATCGCCCGCTTTGGGCGAAAACCAGAACAGGATCGTTTTTCTTTTCCTGTCCCGGTGGTTCCGGTGGTTTGCCCTTCGCCTGATCAAAAGTCGCGCTCACTATTTCCCCGTAGACAAGAACTACGTGAACAGGAGCCTTATCGACAATGTTCAGGATCGGCTGCTCGTAATTGGGCGGTTGGAAGTCTTTGTTCATGTGCCAAGAGCGACAATGTCGACCGGCTTGAACTCGTCGTTACCCGCAACCCCGTGCGAGTTGTAGAAGATCTGCCCAGTCCTGTCCTGCACGAACTTTCGTTTGGCAGGCTCAGGAAGCAGAAACTCCTGCGAGCGACCGCTCTGGACGAACACCAGATGGTCGTAATCCTTGCCGTCCTCCGGCATCGTCGGCACGTTACTGCCGTCGAACACTAGGATCGTGACCACGTTGGTCGGTGTCGTCTGGTCAATGACCGGCTTACTGCCGTCAATGACAGGATCCTCGAAGTCCTCCCACGCAGCCGCATTGATCTGCGCTTCGACTTCTTTGGCTCCTGCTTTGTTGCGCTCGTCCTCCGCGGCGTCGTCGGCCCCAGCGTCTTTCGACGCTTTCCCGCCCTTTAACGCCGCGATGATCTCCGCTTTGGTGGCGCTCGAAGGTACGTCGATGCCGCGTTCCTCCGCGAGATCCCGCAGCTCGGGAACTGTCATCGCGTTGTACTCGTCATCGGTCAGTTTTTTGTGATTCATTTGAAATACTCCTTCCTGTGGTTGCTGCGTTTAGGTGACTGTCGGGAATCCGTCAGCCGGATAAGCGTGCTCGATCACGACGAAGTTGGGATATTTGCTATCCGCCCTCTGTGTCGCACAACTGCCGAACACGGTTTCCACACCGATACCGTGATCCATGCCGTGGTTGCGGTGTTCCTCGGTGCGCGCGGCGCGAGCGTTGCGTCCCTTGAGTGAACCGTAACCGCAGATGCCAGCCATTTCGCCAAGACCGAGGGTGTAACAGAACGGAACTCCGAAGCTGTTGACCTCGATAACGAGCGAACCTACAGGGTGCGAATCGGTGAGATTCGCCAATAGCCACGGGGCTACGTTCCAAGTGATTCCAGAACCAGGGAAGGTCGTGACTGCGATACCAGCAGCAGCCGCGCGCAGCCTGCTCGCCATTGTGAGCTTGTTGCCGTTGTTCACCGTGTAGGTGTAGAGGCCGATCTTGCCGGCGTTAGCGCCGGTCAGATTGTAAATCGCCACGTAGCGCACGGTCGTTGTGTCGGCGGCAACCGTATTCCCATTGGTGTACGTCCACGGGGCATTACTGAATGCCTCGAAGTAGTTGGGAGCAGGTACCAGCGCCGCGCCTGTCGCGTCACCACCACCGGTGATGTCGTAGGCGTTGTTGTCGGCAGGGATCGCCGCACCCAAGAAGGCGCGCGGTTGAATCACTGACCCGACTGGACCGTAGGCTTCGTGATCTCGG